CACAAGCCAATTTTATGCTACTTTTGGGACCCCTCTACTCGGGGTCCTTGTTCAAAATTTTATAGATTAAATCTACTGCTTCTTTTGAGTTTCCTCCTATGTTCCATTCTGTAATATCTTGTACTTCTAATCCTTGATCTCCTAAGTAGTTCTTACCATTTTTCCAGTTGTACAATGTTGCAATTGTATCACCAGATTTAATAGCCCATTCTGCATCAGTCTTGTAACCTTCCCCGTCCCAATGACATGGACCTAGTTTGTCAAAGATCTCTTTGAATGATACCTCAATTGTCCCTTGACCAAAAGTCCCATCTATACTTTCTGTTTTTTCATATTCCATTTTTGTTTAATCCTTTCTATTAAAAGTTCTATCATAATATCCCATAAAATAAAATAAAAAAAGGGTCATAAAATATTACCACTTTTTATTTGACTTCGTGGGATTTTCTATGATAGATTTCTACAAAGAAAGGATTAAACAAAAATGATCACATATATAATTTTAAACATACTAACTCTGGCAATTGTCTTTGGTGCCTGCTACATAGGAGCGGATAGATAATGGGAAGAGTTAAAGAAATGTTAATGGAGCTAGAAGATGAAGCAGTGGACAACGTTCACAAGTATGAAGACTTCGCTTCTTTTCAATCGGACCATCCTCAAGTAGATGAGGAAGTATTAAAAGAAATATGGGAGAATAAATAATGGAAGAGTATTTCACCTTATTAATTTTCTTTATTGTTATTATATTTCTAGTCTGGTTTGGTTTCTTACAGTTCGATGCAATTGAGAGAGACGCCAGAAGAAGAGATCGAGAACGAAGAGCCAGAGAAAGGAGAATGAGTAAATGAGTCGTGAATGTAATAGTTGTGGAGGAACAGGAACGATAACACATCAAATGGGAGCTGTTGCAATAACTAATTATGAGTGTCCAAAGTGTGAGGGTACAGGTTATCTTTATGACTCGGACCTTAAATGGGAAGACTTAAAAAAAGTACAAAACGAATTAGGCAGGCGCAGCAATCCACCGTTCGAGGTTAAAGAATATAAAAGAGGAGCTGGATGGCAGGGGGTTCGTTGGCTCTAGTTTCAAGCATAGTTCAAAGCCCCCTAGGGGGCTTTGAACTGCGTTTGTTTTTTAGATTTTTGTTTACAGGCGCAGCACATAAAGGACCGGGTTACCTTTCCTGGTCCTTTTTTTTGGGTGGGTGGGCCCACAAGCCACAAGCAGGGGCGGGTGGGCCCATAGTCCGCAAGCAGTAATAAATCATGACTACTTTTTTATTGGATATAATCCCATAAAATACTATAAAAGAATTATGAACAAAAAAGAAGCTAAACAAATCACTGGGTCATTGACTCAAACTTCAAAAATGCCTGGCAAATCTTACAGCTTGCCAGCATGGGAATGTAAGACAGGTTCAAAGCTCAGGAAAATTAAAGGCAGCGTTTGCGCCAGCTGTTACGCTCTTAAAGGTAATTATACCAGGTATAAGGCCATCAAGGCCGCGCAATATGTCAGACTAGAAGCAATTGAAAATCATTTATGGGTGCCGGCAATGGTTACACAGATCAAAGGCCAAGAATATTTTAGATGGCACGACGCCGGCGACGTTCAAGGCCTGAAACATTTATTGAAAATTTTCAAAGTATGCGAGTTGACACCAGAAACCAAACACTGGATGCCGACGCGCGAGGCCTGGATACACAAGTTTTTATTTAAAAAACCTGATAACCTGGTTATTAGGTTTTCGTCTCACATGGTCGACTTTCCACCAATGGCAGCTTGGCCTACAACGTCAACGGTTGTTACAGCCAAGGCCAGTTGTCCAGCTCCCAAACAAGACAACGAATGCAAAGACTGCCGGGCGTGTTGGGATAAAAAAATAAAAAATGTTTCTTACGGGAAACACTAGAAAGGATAAATGATGACAGACTACGAAGCAGTTGGAATTTGTGAAGGTTTCATTGAATGTGAAAGCGAAGAACAAAACATACAAGCTTGGCAGCATTTAATAAATACTGGCCTAGCCTGGACGCTGCAAGGACGCTTTGGCCGTATGGCTAGAGATTTAATTGAAGCAGGTATTTGTGAAAATAAAAGATAAACCTAGTTCACAATCCCCGAAGGGGATTGTGAACCACGAATTGTTTTTAAAAAAAAATAGAGCTCAAGCAACAAGCCTCAAGCTACAAGCCAACAAGTGGGCGGGTGGGCCCATAATCCGCAAGCAAATTTATAGGGTGGGTGGGCCCTAAACGCTCAAGCAAAAATGTCAAGCAAAAAGATTAATTATAATATTATGGGATTTTATGGTATACTTCCTGCGTTATGCAAACATACTACTTTAACTTTTACCTCGATGAGCGCCGATATGGTGGTCCTGAGGAGGGCGGGTGGTGGTACGACTGGTACGAATTCCAGACAACACTCGAGTCTAGATCCTTTGCAACTCTTGAAGAGGCAAACGATCACGCTGCTGAACTTGGCGCAAAAATTCGCGAAGAGCAGGAGCCTGTCTATCACATGGGTAACAGCCCGGACGATGGCCTCAATGAGGCTGGCGAGGGTGATGACAGATACCTGCTGCCCGGCGGAGCTTGGGGTGAGGACGAAGTCCACGTTACCGCGGAGCTACTGCCCGGCAAAGCTGGGTACAAGCCCGGCGTCTGGCACTGGATCGATGACACGCACCCCTTATACGTGCCGGTTCCTCAAAGCTCTCCTCATTACGAGTAATTTATCACGACCCGCTTCTCGCGGGTCGTCAACTCCCGCAAACATAAAAACGCACAAGCTACAAGCGCTCAAGCATCAAGCTGCAAGCGACAAGCATCCCAACCTTCCGCTATTGGTGGGAGGGTGGGCCCATAAATCACAAGCTCTTGGATCGCGGACCCTGGATAAAGTTTCACTGATCGTGGGTCGAGGGTCTTGACTAGGATATAGCTATCCCTGGGGTGCTTGAAATGGAACGCAATCTGGTGGGGTGAGAACTTAATTTTATTACTGCTAGTTACTTTCAACTCTATTGTAAAAAACCCACGCTTATCACCATAACCTAGTATGTCAGGCACGCCTGCAGAGGCCCAACTTTCTAGTCTTGTCAGGGAAAATGTGTCTAGTTTTTGTTTAGTTTCTTGCCAGAAGACTGACTCAGGTTTCAAAGTAATTACTCCACCAGGATTAGCATACGATACTTCTCTTTTGCACCGATGATTTGGTTCTCAACTAACTTAATTTCTTTGATATTGAACTCTCTTTGCAAAGGGTTTCTACCCTGTGGCAGGACCATTTGAACTCTTGCATGGCTACCAACAGGACTTTCGCAGAATTTTTCTAAGACCTGCATTAACGCCTTGGTTGTATAGGATGACATTGTTTAGTGTATGGTTCGTCTATTGATACCAGTTAGGTGTTCAAATATATCTATTTGCTCTGGTGTCATTTGCTGAAGTATTGGAATGATATGTTCTGATCTAAAGAAGTGTACATCTTGCTTCTCTAAAACTTCGATAGCGTCCTTCAATTGTTGTTGAAACTCTTCCTCTTCCTTTTTGTTTTTGAACTTCATGGTATCCATATTATATCTTAAACCTCTTCTTTCAAGTGTGAAGTGAGAGCCGAAAGGACTATAGTTAAGTTCAGGAGGAACATATAACGTTTATTATGAAAAGAATACATTCATACTCTCACTTCAAGTAAATCCCTAGCATAATTTACTTGCTTTTACAATAGATATTTTTTATAAGAAGTCATGGGATTACCAAAAGTATTGACAGAACAACAAATGAAGTTTGCAACTTTACTAGTTACAAACGAAGGACGAAAGACTCCAACAGAGTGTGCTATGGAAGCAGGATATGCAGAAAGCTCCGCTCATGTTAGAGCTTCAGAGTTACGCAACCCCAGGAAGTTTCCTTTGGTTGTTAAATATATTGATGAGATTAGATCTGAACTACAAGAAAAGTATAGAGTGGACTATGGTTCTCACATAACAGAACTTGCAAAACTAAGAGAAGAAAGTAGAGAAAAGGGTGCCTGGTCAGCTGCTATTAATGCAGAAGTTGCCAGGGGTAAAGCTGCCGGACTGTACATAGAACAAAAGATTATCAAACATGGTAAGCTTGAGGACCTTAGTGAAAGAGAATTAGAAGCTAGGTTATCTGAGATTATAGAGGATAATAAATTACTATTGGAACATGAAGATGTTGAAACTCTAAAAGATAAAGTTAAAAAGCCTCCAACACTAAAGATAGTAAAGCCTGTTGAAGAAGACTAATCGTCTAATCTTAAATACTCTACTCTTAAAACAACACCATTAGGTATGACCTGGGACCTGCCAAACAAATCGTCTTCATCTAAATCATCTTTGTCTGCAGATATAGTTATACTTTCATCATCTTGTTTAATCAGATAACCAAGAGAGGATATAGTGCAAGTTTTACTATCTAGTAATTCTTGTTTTGTTTGCCAGGTAGATAGACTACATTCATTTGTGTCCAACCAAACTACTCTTACGATGTCCAT